GGCGCTAAAAAAGCATTAGAAGAAATAGACGAAGAGGATGAAGAGATGAAAGAAGTTGACAAGACTCTTTTTGTAGAATCTAAGATTAGGAAGATTTTTAAAAATCAACTTAGAATTCACGAGAAAGAAATTCAAGAAGCAGCACAGTTAATTAGATTAGTTCCTGCTGCTATAACTGCTTATAATGTTTATAATTCAATTGACGAAGATGAAGATGAAAACAATGAAGAGAACGACATTGAAGAAATGTCGACTGTAGCCGGCTCATTAGGTGGAGGTGGTACATACACAGGTCCACTCGCAGGAAGTGAGCATGATTTAGAAAAAATGCGAAATTTAGGGTTCGGAGGGTAATTTTAAAATATTTTTAAAAAATATTGTATAATGATAATCTTCTTTGTATTATTATCTTGCACCTTAACAAATAAGCGTTGCAAATTAAATTTTAAAAGGAGATAATAAATGCCTATCGATTTTGACGCAATTAAGCGTAAATTAGAAAAACTTCAAGGTAATTCAAGAAGTCAATCCACAATGTGGAAACCTACTGAAGGTGAGGAAGCAACAGTTCGCTTACTTTCTTTTCCAGACAATGATGGACAACCGTTCAAAGAACTAATGTTCTATTACAATATTCCAGGTCAAAGAGGATTATTGGCACCATATCAATTTGGAAAGAAAGATCCAATTCAAGAGCTTATCACAAAGCTTCGAGATGACGGAACAAAAGAGAGCTATGAGTTGGCTAAGAAACTTTATCCAAAGATGAGATGCTATGCAGCAGTTATCGTTAGAGGAGAAGAAGATAAGGGTGTACAACTCTGGGGATTTGGAAAGACCGTATATCAAAAACTATTAGGCATTATGCTTGATGAAGATTATGGTGATATTACAGATCCAAAGGAGGGACGAGATGTCAAAGTAATTTGTACAAAAAGTCCTGGACAACAGTGGGCGACTACTGAAGTAATGCCTCGAGGTAAAGCAACGCCTCTTTCTAAGGATAAATCGGATATTAAAGAGTGGAGCGGAAGTATTCCAAACGTTCTAGATATTTTTAGTTGCAAGTCATATGATGAGCTAAGCAAAATCGTTAATGATTGGTTAGCAGGTGATGACGAAAAAGAAGAAGAGGAGTGGGGAACATCTGGAAATAAAACAGAAACTGTTAACCCAACATCTCAATTTGGAAAGTCAGAGAAAAAGTCATATAGCAATATTGATGATGCGTTCGCAGATTTAATTGACTAGATAGACAATTTATGTCTTTTTTAGAAGCACACCAACCGGTGTGCTTTTTTTATTTTTAGCATGTAAAATTGAGCTTAAAGCATTACAATATTAATGTTAATAATTTAAAGAGAGGTAGCATGAGTAAAGATAATTTCACAGCTGATTTAATTAAGTCGCTGAACAAAGAAAGCGGCTCACGTGTCGCATACAACTTAGCAGAGGATGAAGCACCAACAACAGTTAAACGTTGGGTGAGCACAGGATCGAGATTGCTTGATTATATCTGTTCTAACAGGAGGGGAGGAGGTTTACCTGAAGGTCGAATTGTAGAGATATTTGGCCCACCTTCGATCGGTAAGTCTCATATAGCAACACAAATTGCTAGAAGTACTCAAAAGTCTGGTGGTATTGTTGTCTATATAGATACAGAAAATGCGACCTCTGTAGAAAACCTAGGTATGTTAGGTGTCGACGTATCTACGAGATTTGTTTATGTAGACACACACTGCACTGAAGAAGTGCTGAGCATCGCTGAAAAGACAATTCTTAAAGCAAAGGCTCTTGATAAAGACGTGCCTGTTACGATCATTTGGGACTCAGTTGCTGCCTCTTCTCCAAAAGCTGAGTTACTGGGCGATTACGATAAAGACAGTATCGGGCTACAGGCACGTGCTATATCAAAAGGAATGAGAAAGATTACTGGTGTAATTGGACAGACAAATACACTTTTCGTTATATTAAACCAAATACGCACAAAAATAGGAGTTATGTATGGAGATCCTACTACTACACCCGGAGGTAAGGCAATACCTTTTCACTCGTCTATACGAATTAAGTTGGGGGCCGGTCAACAGATCAAAGAAGGCGACGATGTCATAGGTATCAATGTGTCAGCAAAGACAATTAAATGTAAAGTCGCACCACCGTTTAGGACAGCTAATTTTCAGATACACTTTGGAAAGGGTATTATGGAACATGAAGAAGTATTCGATGTTTTAAGAAAACACGGTTCTGATACATGCGGAGAGTATGATGTGCATGTTGCCGGCTCCGGGCAGTGGAAGACACTCACAGTTGCTGAGCTATCAACTGGCGAGGTCATCATTGAAAAGAAGTTTAGAAAGAAAGAGTTTAACGATATAATAACACATAAAGAGTACGGACCTTATATTGAGGCACTTCTAGAAAAAGCAATGGTTAAAATGATGGGTGATCCAAATAGTTTTAACATAGATGCAGAATCTTATGAAGAAGTGCGTGCCTTATCAGATGAAATAGAGGTTTTTGACCCGGAGGATTAAGATGCAGAAGACACTTATTGTCGACGGTCTCAATCTATTTACTAGGCACTATTCTGCACACCCTGCGATGAATTCAAATGGTGAGCAGATAGGTGGTGTCGTTGGCTTTTACTACACAATTATTGACAAGGTTGAGAGATTTAAACCTGACAGGACTATTATTGTTTGGGAAGGAGGAGGATCGAAGCGAAAGCGTGACCTGTATAGCGATTATAAGAAAAAGAGTCGCCCACAAAGAATGAATAGGTATTACGATGACATTCCTGATACACTCCAGAACAGAAACTTTCAGCTTAAATTGCTAATAAGTCTTATGTCGAAGTTTCCAGTTAAGCAAATTTATGTCGAAGATTGTGAAGCTGATGATGTAATCGGATACATGTCAACTTATAAGTTGTCTGAGGATATAAAGTTAATAATCTCTTCAGATCATGATTATTATCAACTAATTAATGATAAGACACGCATCTGGTCACCAACTTTAAAATCACTTGTTGATAAACAAAAGGTAATAGACAGATATGATATACACCCAAACAATTTCTGCCTAGCCAAGTGTATAGTTGGCGATCCATCAGACAATATCAAGGGTGCACCAGGTGTAGGATTTAAAACGCTAGCAAAACATTTTAGTGAATTAAAGAGTGATCAAGAATGTACTATAGATCAGCTTTTAGAGTCTTGCAATGGTAAATATCAAGAAAAAGAATTAAAGGCGTTAAAGAGCATTCTGGATAACACAGATGTAATTAAAAGAAACTGGCGTCTAGTCTTGCTTGATATGCAGAATTTATCACATCAGCAAATAATAAAAGTTAACAATATAATTGAAAATGATGATGAAAAAATTGATAAAATGGGAATGATGAGGTTATTATTAAAAAATGGTATACAAAATTTAAATGTTGAACGCGGATTTTTAATTTTTAAGATTAATAAAATGAACAAAGGTAACTAATGATGAACGCACAAGCACAACCGCAATACTTTGCAAAATATGGAAAACAATTTCAAGAAAAGATATTTCAGTCTCTATTAAATGATCATCGATGGGCAGCACAAATGCTTGAAGTGATGACACCAAAATACTTCGACGTCAGATATCTGGAATATTTAACTCAAAAATATTTTGATTTTTATAATCATTATAAGACTTTTCCAACACTTCAGCTTATTGTCACTATGATAAAAGACGAGTTAAGAGAAGGGACTGATATAATTTTAAGAGATCAGATTATTGAGTATCTTACAAGAGTAAAAGCAAACCCTGATGCAGGTGATTTGCAATATGTTAAAGATAAATCACTTGACTTTTGTAAAAAGCAAGCACTTAAAGAAGCGCTAGAGGAGTCCGTCAAAGCAATTGCTTCAGAGCAATACGAGTCTGTTATTGACATCATGAAAGATGCAATATCCAAGGGTAATCCGTCTTCTTTAGGGCATGATTTTTTTAACGATCATGAAGCTCGATTTCTTAAAGAAAACAGAATTGCTTGTCCAACAGGCATACCTCATTTAGATAAAAAAGATGTGTTAAATGGTGGTTTAGGGAAGGGCGAAATAGGGGTCGTCACAGCCCCTACGGGTGTAGGAAAATCACACTGGCTTGTGGCTATGGGTGCTGCTGCGCTAAGAAGAGGTAAAAATGTCGTCCATTACACTTTCGAGTTGTCAGAAACGATTGTTGGGACACGCTACGATAGTAATTTGTGCTCGATAAACTCGACTGATGTCTTTGATAAAAAAGAAGAAATTCTTAATTTTTACGAAAAAGAGAGTTTTGGTAGATTAATTATTAAAGAGTATCCAACTGGATCTGCGTCCGTAATCACGCTCAGAAATCACATTGAAAAGTTAATGATGAAATCATTCACTCCTCATCTAATTATTATTGATTACGCTGACATTATGAGATCAACCCGGAAGTATGACTCGCTGAGACATGAACTTAAGCTTATTTATGAGGAGTTGCGAAATATGGCTATGGAGATGAGAGTACCAATCTGGACCGCATCACAAGCTAATAGAGAAGCATCCAACGCACAGGTTGTTGGCTTAGAAAACATGTCAGAGGCTTATGGAAAAGCAATGGTTGCAGACGTTGTAATATCCTTATCAAGAAAGCCTATGGAAAAAGCATCAGGTGACGGTAGGCTATTTGTTGCTAAAAACCGTGCTGGAAGAGATGGTATACTCTTCCCTATCAAGATTGACACTGCAATGTCAAAAATACAAGTAGTGGAAAATGCATCTGAGATGTCTTTAGATACTGCAGTAAAAAGTGATAACACAAACATGAAAAACTTATTAAAATCCAAGTGGAAAGAAATAAACGGCTAGCGGAGGCAAGATGGCGAAAAAGTATAGTATAGAGCAAGCGAGATCAGAGACATTAGAGTATTTTGGTGGTGATGAGTTGGCAACAAGTGTATTTTTAAATAAGTACGCCCTGCAAGATAAAGATGGAAACTACCTAGAGAGTAATCCTAATATGATGCATAAGCGAATTGCAGGAGAATTGGCAAGAATAGAAGCTAAGTATCCTAATCCATTAAATCGACATGAGATATTTGGTCTACTTAAAGATTTCAAATACATCGTACCGCAAGGTTCACCTATGAGCGGTATAGGAAATGACGCTAAAATACAATCACTTTCAAATTGTTTTGTCGTGGAGGCACCACATGACTCATATGCAGGAATACTTAAGACAGACCAAGAACTCGCTCAGATTGCTAAAAGAAGAGGTGGGATTGGTTT